ATTCAGCAGGGAAACCATTCCAACAATGTATCTCCGATCAGATGAGAAATCATCCCTGTTTACTTTATGGTAGACAGGCTCAGTCAGTGGATGTGCAAGATTTGGTACATCGTTCACGAGAGTATTGGTATGCTCGTGGTTATAGTGAAAGTGAACTAGAATTTATTTCTGGTGATTATGAATCTGCTACAGATAATATTCATCCTGAACTTTCAAAACAAGTTGACTACATGTGCTTCGAAGAAGGCCTTCTTCCAAATATTGGTATTCCTCTTTTATCTAAAAGGGAATTAACCGGTATCTGGTCATTTATGGCAAGAGTATTAGAATACCTTGGTCATGATGAAGGTCCAAAGTCCTCTCAAAAGAATTGGTTGTCAATCAATTATTTTGCGAGAGCTCTTCTTAAAGGTGTACCTAGTCAAAGTGTTTCTGAAGTTCGTAGTAAATTATGGAGCAATCGTAAGATTGTCTCCTCTGCCCCGGTTCACTGTCCTTCTGGTCATCGCTTCTCTCAAGCGAATTTCTCATATTGTAACACTTGTGGTGAAGACTTTGCTCATCTCTATCCTGAACCTAAAGTTCAGACTTATGGTCAGATGATGGGTGATATAAAGTCTTTTCCTGTTCTTTGTCTCATTAATTTGGCACTCTGGTTCTTTACCTGTGGTAATGTTACTATGGTAAAAACAAGTCATGGTTGGAAGAAAATTCTACCCCCTTGTTTAATCAATGGTGATGATTTCCTTAGTTATAGTCCCAGATCAATTAATGATATATGGTTTAGGAATGCTAAAAGTTTTAACTTGACATTAAGTGTTGGTAAAACTTTTCGCTCTAAGAGGGTTGCTGTAATTAATTCTACAGCATTTAAGCCTTCTAAGAATTTCCTGAAAGACGGGTCTATTGAAAATGTCCCCATGTGCTATATGAATTTAGTTACAAATTTACCAAAAGATAAACCTTTTAACCAAATTATGGATCTGATTCAGATTCCACAATTAGTTAATCGATTTATTTTTTATAATAAAGTTGCAATTAAAAAAATTTCACATGATGGTTTATATAACCTCTACCTACCTGTAAATGAAGGCGGTTTAGGTTGTACATTCAATGGTCCTGTCTTTTTGAATCTTTTTCAACGTAGGTTGCGTAAAGAATTGTTGAGTCGTTTGTCGTGGGGTTTGGATATGAAAGGTCATACTTTCCAATTCAAAACTCGTTACATTCAACACAACAAGTCTTCAACGTTGATAAAGTCCCATATGGGATCCCAGTCTTCTGGTGATCTCGTTTCTACTTATTCTTCTTCACGTTCTACCCGATTAATCGCTCGCGATAATTGGCTAAGTAGTCTGAGTAAAGTGAGGGTGTTTGGAACTCCCTTCACTTTTTCTCTCGTGAAAGAAAAGTTGAGTAGGAAAGACTCATTTCGGAACAAGTGTTACAAAACGTTAGGTATAGCTCCTATGAGCTATGGACGTGTTTTGCCTAGTACGTATGTTTTCCCTTTACCTGTAAAGGGTTTTATTATCTTTTATAAATTATT